AACATATCTGGATGATCTGGATGCTTTGATTAATGATTCCTACAATCAATTATATCTGAGCAAGAGATGGAACTTCGCCCAAAAGACGAAGTTCCTTAATATCTATCCGGACATTGTTCCAGTTGGTACACCTCCAGTTCCTAATCTGAATGTACTTGATGGAAGAAGAGAATGTTCCTTCAGTTCTACTGTATCTGAATTTGAAGAAGATCCTAGAATTTGGGAAGGACAGATAATTGAAATTCAGGGTAGAGAATATACTATAGAGAAGGTTACACACAACACTATAAGAACTGTAGAACCTCTCAGATGTACTTCAACTACTGATGATATTACTTGGAAAATTAAACATAGGTTCTATAATATGCCTCCAGATCTTGTTGAGATCTTGGGGCTTTGTCATAGAGATGCTCCAGTCCCAGCAAAGAATCCATTGTGGGGAAAGAAGATTGGATTAATTGCTAGACGAGATGAAGAATTAGATTTAAGAGAAGACTACACTGCTGATTTCTCAGAGGCTTATGTACTGTGTTCTCCTAAGAATATCCCAGCAGCAATGAAGTGGGGAACACCAGTTATTACAGCAGTTGCTGGTATTCAGCCCGGTATCTTTCCAGCGAATAGTAAGTGGGAATTTACTTGGGCATTTGAAGTTGGTGGAATAATTGGTCCCCTTTCAGAACCAAGAATTGTTGATATTGGACCACACGAAAATAATACTTCTCCAGTAGTAACACTTCATTTTGAAACTTGGGATGATAGACCGGTAGCAGCAACGACATATAATCCTGCTGTTGATGTCTATCAGAATGATTTTGAAGGAATGAAGAAAGTAGTATTCTATAATTCAAACTTTGATAATACTGCTGGTACAAGAAAAGGACTTCCACTTTGGAGACAGGTAGGAAGTGCAGCAGCCTTAGTCAATAGAGATGATTGGTTACCTAAGACTGCTACAGATGAACAAAGTAGTGTAGTCCTTAATGGTACCTATAATGTTAATCCCGGTGCTCCTAGATATGAAGAATGGGATGGACAGCACCTTAGGGTTAGACCTTATCCCAGACCTCAAGGGTTTGAAAAGGATTATGATGCTGCTGCTGCTGTTGGTGGTTTAATGTCAGCGTTATATAAAAGAAAGTTTAGGCAGTATGAATTGCGGTACCAGAGGAAACCATATCGTCTGTGTGGTGCAACAGATACGCCTGAGATGCCTTACGAATTTCATCAACTTGTAGTATATAAAGTATTGCACGAATGCTTTGTCAAAGGTGGCAATGCAGCAATGGCTGGTATGTACGACAAGAAAATGTTTGACGCAATTAAGATTCTTGAGAAGCGTTATGTTGATAGGGCAGATACTTTCTGGCAGCGTGGTCAGTTTGGTATGGAAAATACCGGTATCGTCTACGACTATAATTCTCTCAGGAAACTTAATTAATGAAGACGAAAACTACTGAAGAAAGATTAGCAGGAGGCGTAGACCAGAGATGGAAAGCGGTACCTAATCTTGCATCAGATATTCGCAATTGTAGAATTGAGGATGTAGGTCTTGGTTGGAAGAATGATAGAGGCTGGGAGAATGTAGTACCTGTTGCTGATAATATGGTCAGGGTATTTACTGATGCTGGTCTTGCTCAGAATAGAGAGCCAACAAGATTTCTAAGGGTATGGTCCAGACACGGTGGCTCAGAAGTTTATTATCTCTATGAGAGAAATGGACAGTTACATTATCATTTTGGTAATAAAGGATCAGCGGCTGGTAGAGAAATTGTATTAGAAATGAATAGGAATATTCCTAAGGCTGATGATCCCGGTACACAACTGACACCGTTTGGTAGGTTTGCTTTAATACAGAATGGTTATGATTCTCCATTCAAGTTCTGGGGTAGAACATCTCAGTCTCCATTTGGTTGGACGCAGGCTCCTAATCCTCCAATTGTATTTGATGTACAGATGGATCAGTTAGATGATCCTCAGGACTTGGAAGCAAATCAGGCTTGTTATCTAACGAACTGGAGATCTGTTGGATTAGGTAATGATGAGAATGGAGAATGGAGCCACTATAGATATAAGGTTAGTTTCGTATCAGATACTGGTTCTGAAAGTCCTTTAAGCGATAGTGCTTCAACTACTTGGAAGGTTAAGAATACAGATCAAGATGAATACAAAGTAGGTATTGTTATAGATCAAATTCCTACAGGAGATAAGAATGTTGTTGCTCGTAACATTTATAGAACTAAGAACTTAGAGAACAATGCAGCAGAGCAATTCTATCTTGTTAAGAGATTGAATGATAATACTACTAAGACTTATGTTGATATCATTCCAGACAGTCTACTGTTAGAACTGTCACCGGGTAAGAATGATAGTATATTAATTGCTCAGTCATTCAAGTATGCTGCTACATATAATGGTTGTATCTGGGTTGCTGGTGGTGATGACTTCAGTACTAACATAAGATATAGTAACAGGCATCTTCCAGAACAATTTGATAGGTTTAGATTTTTTGATGTAGGGATGAGACAAGGTGGTGAGATAACTGCGCTGATCCCTTATAGTAATTCCTTATTGGTATTCCGAGCAGGATCCATAGAAGTTATCTCAGCCATCTCCGATGATACATATACGATTGGTACCTTGGATAGTGATGTAGGAACAAGGGCAACAAATACTATCAAAGAAGTTCCCGGTGTAGGATTATTTTTTCTATCAAAAGATGGTGTGTATGCAATCACAGGTGGACAGTCTGGGGCTGGCTTAGTAACCGCTAAAGTAGAACCTGTTAGTGCAGGTTTGTTTGGAGAATGGCAACGACTAAGTGAAGGAAGTTTAGCAAGAGCGACAGCGTGTTATAGCACCAGAGAAAAAGAATACTGGGTACATTATCCAGTTGATGGTGAGACAGAGAATACAAGAGGTGCCGTATTTCACAGTGAGGTTGGGATGTGGAGCCTAAGGAATTTATCTAATGGTGTCTCTGTTCAATCAACTGCTGGGACTAATACAAATTATCAAATGGCATTTACTTGTTTGGATACAGATCCTGAGGGGTGGATCATTATAGGAACCTATCCTGATTATCCGTATGCAGCAGCGCAAGTACTTAATACGAATGCACTGACATTCTTTCCCGGCTTTGGTCTACAGGTATGGTCTGCTAATTGCGGATGGGGTGTAACTGCAAGACACAGCGCATCGGGACAAGATACAGAAACATTTAATTTATTTGATCACGCTAAGGCTAATCAGGATTGTGGTTACATCAGTGTGTGGGATGATTTTGGTGATGACAGTATTAAGAAGCGTGTCCATTCAGTAGAGATAGAAATGGTAACACAAGGGTATAATGATTTGACTATGGTGTATGCTGTGGACTATGGCTTCAGTCCGCTTACAGGAGGGACTTGTGGTCCTATGATTATAGATAAATATCATACATCAGCATCTGAGCCAGTATGGACAATTTCTGGTGGAACTACGGAAGTAAAGAACTTAGCAATCTGGGGAGAAGACTGGTCTAATGGACAGTTATGCCGGGTTAGGTTTGATGTTCATACTGGGCTATGCTCTCATTTCCAATGGGGAATTGAAAGCGATAAGTTATTTCACATTATCTCCTATAACATAGAATACAGTTCATCTGATCAGAAGGTGTTAACAAGGAGGGGTGGCAGTGGCTCGTAGTTGGACTAAAGAATGTTTCGCTGATGGTGATCAGTTTAAGGCAGATCATTTTAATAAAGATGCAGATGGTGTTGCACAGCAATTCAATGGGCAGTTAGATCAAAATAATATGCCGTTGCTTGGTTGTCACAGTGAACAGTTGATAGATCCTATTAGGACTAGTGATGCATTTGATGTGAATACAATCAGTAGTTATATGCCTACACAGTCATATCATTATGCTACTTGGCGGATAACGAATACTAGTACTGCTGCAAATGAGATTGGACCTGCTTCGGTATACCAGACGAATTGGACAACAGATAGTTGGGATCCTCATTGGAACTTGTTTGATTATTCAGTAGTGACACAGGGTTCACGAATAAGGTTTGAGAGCAGAGAAGGAATGATAATTGGTGGTGTAACAATTAATTGTGAATCAAGATCTGGTCGGGTACAAGGTGGATCTGATCCTGCTTGGCATAAGAATTCAGCACAATACGATGCATATGAAATTGGAATCTTTGTGAATGGTGTGCTGTGTGGAAGAAGTGGCAAGGTATATATGGGAGCGTTATGTTTAGATATTCCTTTCAGTACACCTATAGGAACAGAATATACTGAGATAGTAGTGAAGTGGTCTAAGGAAGCAATGTCATTTCTTGATGGAACTACTTGGACTATAACTGAATCAGATCACGGAGAACTATTCACTATGTCTGGTATGCAGTTGTGGGCGAGGAATCAATACAGATGAGCAACAATTTAATATATACGAAAGCGAATGCTGGACAGCCTTCTAATGATGGTCAAGAGACAGATACATACTTTAATAGTTTAGCAACTGATAGTGCACAGATAGATCAAAGTAATACCAGAACTGAATGGGTATCTACTAAGCATATGAACTGGGAGGATAAACCTTTAATTAAACTTTATGAACATAGAGATGCGACTACTTCAACCAGTAACAACTATGCTGGAACAACTTATGTGACAGTTACACACGGTAATAATGGAAGCACAGAAAAGACATTTACTGGTTATGTATTCCGGGTTGGTGATGTAATGAGGTATCACTACAATTTTAGAACGAATATTTCTACTAACGACTTGGCTGCAAATAAAGGTACAGATTATTTCTGGGTTAAGGCACAACTACTGATAGATAGTGG